GATGAAAGAGGGTGCACTAAACGACTTGAACGAGAGTGAGCGTACAATTCATCGAATTAACCAGATATTAGCTAGTCGTGCAATTTATGCCACGCAACTGGAGCTATTTTAAGGAAAAATATGAAACGTTATAAACTACTTAAAGAAGTCAGACTGCGCCGAACATCAGACTTTAAGCCAGACTTTGAAAATGGAAACGGCGGCTGGCTTGTCGGCTATGACCACGAGGACGATAGGCTACTCGCTGTACCTATTGATTATATTGACTACGGCGAACCTGTACGCTACGCAACCGAAGAAGAAGCTAAAAGGTCTATCAGTGAAAACAGAGAAGATTGGTTAGCTTATCTCGGAATTAAGGAGGACTAAAAAATGGCAGGAACCAAACAGGGCGGATTGAAAGCCGCTCAGAAAAACCTAGCAAGCAACCCGAACTTTTATGCAGAAATCGGACGAAAGGGTGGCTCTGCTACATTTGCAAGCCACGGAAGTTGTAAAGGATTTGCTCAAGACATTGAATGCGACTGTGACTTAATAGAAGGCACTCACTTCGTAAAAAAGTGCGCTGGAAAAAGAGGCGGTCGCATAAGCAAACGTAAGTAAACGGGTACAAATCATACCCAGTTGAAACCAATTTCCCCACTTGGGAAAAATGGTTTAGAACATTAACAATTCAACCGCAGAACTGGACAGATGATATGCACAACTCCTTTCTGGACGTGCCACACCCACCCGGCACGTGACCAAAAATCGTGGAACGTTGTGAGCTGGAATTGAAGCAACCTGCAGTGCAACGTGTATCGTCTGTTCAACTGGTAGCACTAACGCACCTTTTATTTTAGAAAAGAAAATTTTGTATGCATATTTTTGTTATTCTATACCCAAAACAACTATCATTTAGTGCTATCAACTGGCAACATCAAACCTTAAAGTAATTAACTCACTTAATGATATACAAATTGGTGTTGTCAACTGGCTATATAAGTGGCGGAATAGGTAGACGCTATACCCAACAGTAAGTCCTTAAAATGCGCATTTGAGGCAGAACGTGGAATGTTCGGTGACGGGAGTTCCAAATCCGACTTAAAGCAAAGAGACGTGGCATGTGATGTGACTTTACGAAACCTAATTCCCTCATATTCGAGGAAATTAAAACTCGGCAAATCATCACCTTATATAGCCGACACTGGTAACGTGTTCGGGGTGCGAGGATAGTGTGAGCAATTAGCTATCTAGCGTACCACGTTGTCGACCTTACAGGTTGCCAGCACCAGTCCTGCGGTTGAGGAAAAATTAAAAGGAGAATTATATGCCAGAACCACTAGAAGTTTTATGGAGTTTAGCGCCAGTAGAAATTAAATTAGAATTATCTCTCAACCTTATTGTAGAAGTTCTTAAAATGTCAGAGGGCAGACGCGCAGAGATTACGCTTGATGATGGCAAATACGAGATTGTACTTAATAAGTTAGATTGAGGATTTATAGATGGAAAAGATTAAAGAGATGAGGAAGTAATGAAACGCAAAACATTTATTGAAATAATAGCACATATTCAAGCACAGCAGCGCAGAGATAGCGAGATAAGTCAATTACTTGGTGGTATAACCGACGAAACCGCTGTCTACATAACACAACTAGTAACTAATCTGGTTATTACGCTTGAAGATGAGTTTAATGACGCTGATCAAACAATTAGCTGGTGGCTCTGGGATGCGCCGCATGCTGGCGAAGTGCCTGAAAGCTGCTATATTACTGACGAAAAACGCCGCAAAGAGTGGCACGTTACCGACGCTGGCAAGCTATATGATTATTTGGTCGAAATGCAGATTAAAAATGGAAGGGAGATAGAATAATGAGCGAAACTGTAGGATTCAAAGGAAAACTCACGCTTTGTAAAAAATATAAAGACGCTGACGAACTTCAATCTAATTTGAAAAAGTTCTGGCAAAGTATTCCTAGAGAAGAACGCAATCAATACTATAAAGATGTAGAAGAAATTGACGAATACGAATTAGAAGATAATGGCTATGTCGTTATTAACGGAAATTCTATTTATAAAGTTGAACTAGATAAAGATTTCGATGCGTATAACAACTTTGTTGAAATCACTCAAGTTCAAGACGGTGTTTATGAATTCATAACGCAGTTCTATAACGGCTCGACCTGCCTCGGAGAAATGTTGCAGGAGGGTTTTGACCAAATAGATATAGAGAAAGGAAATGACAATGATTTATAAAGTCAAAGTTCGAATAGTACAAGAGGGCACTGTCTTTGTTGAAGCTGAAACTCAAGATGAAGCTAGGAGGGTTGCCACAAGCGATAGCGTTGTGTTCAGAGCAGACTTTGCAGACATAATAGACTATTATGCCGATGAGATTTATAACGCTGATAGCACTGTTGATAAATCAGAGATTGAAATTATCAAGGCGGAGGACGTGCTATGACAAGCAATGGTTATTACCCTAATAAATTAATTTATCTCGGCGACAACACTGAAAACCGAAAAGCAATCCTAGTGTCTGTACCAAATGAGTTTACCGATGCTGTACTTGAAACTATAGAACTTGGTGCAACCGCCTTTGAAGACAAATATCGTCAAGTAGCCGCAGCTGCTGGTGCTGAGTTTGTAGACGTCAACGACATTAAGATTGTTGGTCAAGATAATCAACCAACAGTAATGGAAAGGAAATCTAAATGAAAATCATAGCAGATAATCCAGCTGAAGAAGCCTTGCTGTGGCGCATTAAAGCCCTGAGCGACGAGCTGGTTAACCAAGACAATCGATCCACTAATATGCCGATGTGGACGATCCTAGATAATAACAAAGCTGGCAAAGACTATGGCGCGGTTATGTACTTTACTGGCAAAGCCGCCGAGCAGCACATCAACGAGAATGACCATCATTACAAGAAACCAATGATATGTGTTCGCAGCGCTCACGACAATCGAGAGCTAAAAGACGTTATTCACTTGCTTATCCTAGCTGGTGGTAATGAAATACCGAGTAACCATTATGGAGTTTTGAGAGATGTGTGATATTAACTTCGATATCGCAGGTCAAGTGCCTAGTAAGAAGAATAATAAACGGATTTTGAAAAATTCACGCACTGGTAATAGATTTATTGCCAACAGTGAGAAATTTAACAATTGGCACGAGGCAGCCATGAAAGAGATATGTCTTTCCTCTAAGGCTTGTAAGTTTAGAAACGTGAAATGGGAGGGTCCCCTAGAGGTAATGATGGTTTTTTATAATAAGGACAGAATCCGTCACGATCTCGATAACATGGTAAGTAGCATACTCGACCTGCTAGTCGATGCTGGTTATTTAGAAGATGATTGCTGTGGAATAGTTAATCGCCTAATAATAAGTTTTGGCGGTGTTGATAGAAAAAATCCTCGTGTGGAAGTGACTATAACAGAGCTGGCGGAATAGCTGATTTATGTTATAATAATAAAAGTTATATTGGAGGGCAGCGGTGATGAATTTGGAAGGCACTGAAAATTATGGCTATGATGAATGGTTAGAGTTTTTTAGAAAAATACCTGCTGCTGAACTGATAGATTCTATAGAAGAACTAAAAGCGAGACTTCCTGGCGATGGATATGCAGCCGCTATGCGCTGGATTGATATCTTTGATAATCCTGGCAAAATGGACAAGCTTTATAAGGGCAGACTCGACAAAGAGATTGAAACCGACATTATGGATCTTGCAATCGGTGATGATGACGAGAAGTTTTATGAGAGCTTGATTCGCCAAAACGTTGAACAGCTTACCTCGTCAAGTATTTCACAGCAAGAAGTGGCAAGGTTGTCTCAGAATATCAATATTTTTAGAAAAGAACTGCAGAATATTCGGTCCCGCCGTCCAAAATCTGGTTCGGTCCTGGAAAAGGTCCTAGCGAAGGCGGCAGCGCCCTCTAATGCCGCGAAAAAAGCAAAAAAACCAACCAAATCTACATCTAAAAAGGCTAAAACCGCACCTAAGGCTGTAGGAGCGACGAAAAAGAAAAAGGTGATTAAGGATACCTCTAATGCCGCGAAAAAAGCAAAAAAATAACCAAATACCGCGAATTGATTTGTATAGCCCTGGTAATACCGAAAAAGCCGAGCTTTTATTTGAGCTGCTTGATGAGTATGGTATGACGTTGCTTGAATGGCAGCGTTTGGTGTTGCGTCGATGGTTGGCTGAGGACGAGGACGGTAATTTTGTCAATCTTGATTGCGGCTTGAGCGTGCCTCGCCAAAATGGCAAAACTGAGATTATTGTAGCGCGGATCATCTACGGCATTATTTTTCGCAAAGCTAAGGGTTTATTTACTGCTCAGCAACAGAATACAGTTGATGTTGTTATTAAACGTGTGCAAGATTTTTTCTATGAAAATGAACACCAAGAAATATTCAATTTATTAACGCCGAGATTCCGTAAAAAGCCAAGAAACTATAAGTTTATCGAATTTTTGAACGGCGCTGAGTATCATTTTTACACCAGAACGCGTATGGGTGGTTTGGGGTCTACTAACGATGATCTGATATGTGATGAGGCTGCAGAGATGCTTGATTCACATCAATCAGCATTAGTGCCAACTACTGCATCAGCCAAGACAGGCAATCCTCAAATTATCTACGCTGGAACGCCACCGATGGCTGAAACTGTCGGTGAGGTGTTTGCCAGGAATAGACGAAACAAGCTAGAAGGTGCTGCTGGTGTTTGGACTGAATGGGGTGTTGAAAAGATTACTGACGTGCACGACAAGGAAGCTTGGTTAGACACCAACCCCTCACTGAACATATTTTTGCTTGAAAAGGTGATACAGACTGAAGCTGACAGTATGACGATAGATGATTTTAATCGTATGCGGCTTGGTTGGTGGGATGGTATTGATAATAAGCGGGCGATTAAACAGGCAGACTGGGATGACCTTGCCACTGAGAAGCCTGACTTTGATGACGGCTTTAAGCCTGTATATTCTGTAAAGTTCCCTCCAAATAGAAGCTCGTGGTCCCTAGTAGTTGCACAGCCACTAAAAGATGGTCGTGTGCATGTTGAGGTGGTGATGAGCCGCCCGATGAGTGAGGGATTTCATCGTTTATCGAAATGGCTGATCGAGCGGTGGAGGCAAGCAGCAGTGATTATACTTGATGGAGCGACTGGAGCGCCGATACTATTTGAGGAGCTTACAAAAGCTGGCATTCCTAAAAAACGTATCATCCTGCCGACAATGAAAGAGGTAGTGGCAGCACATCAGTTTATGAGAGACGCTATTGATAGAGGTGAATTATCTCACTACGACCAGCCGCTATTAAACCAGACTGTACGTATAACGAAAGAGCGGTCATTTGGTCGATATGGTGGTTTCGGTTGGGAGAGTATGACTGATAAATTATCAACCGCGCCGCTCGACGCTGCAACGTTTGCTTTTTGGGGACAAAAGGTATTTCCGAAAAAACAGGTTACTGCTAAGGATAAAAAGATGAGAGCTGATCGCTGGCAGCAAGTGCTTGGCAATATCGGTCAGTCCTAGAGTTTTCCACAGGTTCACCAAAAAATCTCTGACTTTTTTCCATAAAATGTATGTAAAACGCTTGCATTATGTAAGCAACTTTGCTATAATTAAGACAGTCAAGCGAGGCACATTAACAATTAGAGGATATAACAATGAAACTAATCACAATAAAAGCTTTTATCGGCAGTAATAACAAGACTAAAAAACTTGAGGTCGACAAGATAATATCAACCGTAAACGCTAACCACGAAGCTTTTACTCTCGACTATCCAGTCATCGGATGCTGGAGGGGCGAGGTAGAAGAAACAGCAGTACTCTATCTATCAGACGAACGTCAAAAGGTGATGAACACGCTCAGCGAATTAAAAGAGGTGCTAGATCAAGAAGCAATCGCCTACCAGATAGAAAATGATTTACAACTAATATAAAACTAACGCCTCGCTTGGCGCTAAGGTCCTCTAAAAAGAAAGGAAAGGCTATGCCAATAGTAAATCGAATTGTAAAAAAGAATGGAAAGCTTATTAAATCTAAGGTTGAGATACCTACACCAGTTTATAATGTCAGAATTAAGCAGGAAGTGTATGAACGGCTTGTGGTGCTTGCTGCTGAAAACGGTCGTAGCGTAACTGGTGAGATAAACTACCGGCTTGAGCAGTCGCTTAAAAAGTAGTATCATAGCTGTGCGATTGTTGTGATTAGCAGTCGTTGTTATATAGCGCTCTGTTTGTCAGAGCGCTTTTCCTTTTGCTAAAACAAGCCCCGCCCTACCAAGCTCTTGAATTTGGCGTAGGGTTGATATCGTCTGGCAAATCATCCCCCGGCATCTTTGCCCCCTTACGCCTGTTGCATATCCTGTGAGTAAGCTGTAGGTTATCTATGTCATAAGGCGAACCGCCACGAGAAACTGGTATGATCTCGTCTAGCTCTGGTGACATCGGGCTACCTGCGGCTAAAGTCTTGTCGACTTCGCGACCACAAATGCCACAAGTATCTTGCATAGCATAAACTCTTTTACGCAAATCCTCTCGCAGTTTTGGGAACTGTCGTCGTGGATCTTTAGCTGTTGCATACTTCCTACGCTGTGCCATAAACTTATTATAAAATAGTATGATACTTTTGTAAAAATATTGACATAATATAATTTTATGGTGGCGGGGAGGGTGTATATCCCGGTCCCAGAGGCGCCAAGCGCGGTGAGTGGGGCTATTTTCACGCGAGAAAAAAAACGAGTTTTTCTGGCGGGTGCGCGGGTGATTGATTTAAGTGGTAGATGATGGTATAATATGGGTATTATGACGGAGGGACAGCGTGACTATTTGGCTGATTTGGCACTGCGCAAAGGTGTGGTGTTGGAGGACACTGACAACAAGTCGGTTGCTTGGGCGAGTAAGAAAATTGACGAGCTAAAGGCGATGGATGACGCTGAGTTTTTAGAACCGACACCAGAGTTTTCAAAAAAGATTATAGCTACCGTAGATAATATCATCAAGGGGATACGAGCGTGGACTTTTCAGAAATAACGCTGGATGTTGCTGGCGATATTAATAAGGCTATAGCGGCTATTTTACACGAGGGTATTTCGCCAGATAAAAAAATAGAGTTGGTAGCGGATGTGCTGAAGCAGACTGGACGCGAGCTGCATGGCAAGCTGTATTCACTATCAAGCGAGGTGTTTGGCTCGGCGGCGATGCTAAGTGGTGGGTATGGTGCGGAGATGGCTGATCAGGCGGAACGGCTCGCAGTGAAGATCGTGCGCAACAGCGCGTTGAATCGACAGACCGCCGCGATGCTACTAAAAGAGTATTGTGATGTGGTGTTGGCGACGGCGCAGCACGAAGCTTTTAAGAATGCAAAGTCTATGCAAAAACACCCGACATTGACACGGCGCGCTAACGTCGGCAAGCCAGACTGCGCATGGTGCCAGAAAAAAGCTGGAGTATATGTTAATCCGACGAGCGATGACTTCAAGCGGCACCATAAGTGTGACTGTGTGTTTGAAGTGAGTGGTTATAATTCGCGTAATGGCGTGCTAAAGAATTTTAAGAAAGGATAACTATGATCGGCATAGATATTGAATTTAAGAACAGACCTAATGAAGACGGCACGCTGTCGAGTTTTACTATCAAGGATTGTCTGGTCTCGCAAACGAGTACGCCGACTGCGGCTAAGCCTGAGGTGATGGTTCATATCCCGAAGACGAGTAGCGAGACTGTCGATGGCGCATGGTTTGATTACAAAGGACACTCGTATCACGTCGTTGGTACGACAGTACCGTTGATTAAGGAGAACACTCCGTCTAGGTGGGATAGATATTGCATCGCGCAGCGGATATATTAAGACATTCTGTTGTGGACATGTGTATAAAATGGTATAATATAGTAAATAACCAAAGGAGGGTATTATAATGATTATTCGTAACAAAGAATCTGGCGAAACAATTGAAGTGATGGATGGCACCATCATTGCTGAATCTGCTTGGGAAGTAGTGGAGCCAGAGGGAGAGTTCGTAGAGGCTTCCGATGATAAAGACTCCGAAATTGAAGCTGATACTGAAGCTGATACTGAATCTGATACTGAAGTCGAAACTGAAGATGCTGGCAAAAGCAAGAAAAAGTGATATAATATAATCATTACAACGCCACGCTTGCGGCAAATGCGGATAAATAAACTATTTATTCGCATTTTTTATGGCAGAACTCAAAGATTTTACTACTAAAGAAAAATTAGCCGAAATATGGCGAGCCTTGGACATTGACGAGGAAAGGCGGGCTGAGGCGCTTATTCATGCAGCATCTGCTCAGCTGCGGCTGATAGCTAAAAACAACAATATTGATCTGGATGAGATTATCGAAAACGACTCTAGTAAAGTATTTGCTGATTCGGTGGGTTTTGTAGCGTTGTCAGCTGTGAAGCGTGCCATGCTGACGCCTGCGGATGCGCCACCAGCTACCCAATGGTCGCAGTCAGCAAGCCCGTACTCTGAAAGTATGACATTTACCAATCCTGCTAGCGACTTATATTTTAAGAAAAGCGAACTACAGATGCTGGGTTTGAGTAAGATATCTGGTAAGTCGCAGATTGGTGTATTGAGAGGAGTTAGGGGATGATACTGGATAACTGGAAATGGGTTTATTCACAGCTTAATAAATCGGTTGGTAAATATCCGTTCTATGATGGTACATTCAGCTACAGCGACTACGAAACGAGTAAAATTGCACGATCAATCGCTAGGCAACATGTCGGCTGGGGTAGGCGTGCTGTTGAGATGCGCGCAAACAAAACGCGGTTTGATAGGTTTGAAAATGACACTATCGGACTGAATGAGATCCTGGATGAATACAAGGTGCGCGAGGCGTTTGATAATCTTAAGGAAGATATCCTGGTGTGTGGTATCGGCTTTTTGGCTCTGGCAGGTGACAAGGTGATGCCGTTTACTGCGTTGGAGGCGACAGGTGTGTACGATTGGTATACGCAAAATCTGAAGTCTGGCGTGGCGGTGTTCCGCCGCAGTAGCACACCGAGCGTTATTGATGGTCCCGACAGCTATATGCAATTCTTTAGTGACAAAACGATAGTGTGTGAGAACGAGACTCTGAACTCATACGATAATCGCACCGGACGTCCATTGATGACAATGCTGACACACAAGGCGACGACACGCCAGCCGTTTGGCAGGACGGTGCTGGTTCGGTCGTCTCGCGATGCATTGATTGACGCTAGCCGTACAGTTCGACAGGCTATTATTGCGGCGTACCACTACAACACTAAAGTCGATATTCTATTGGGTGTCGATAACGAGACAGACGTTGACGTGATCAAGTCGCAGACAGGCGATATCCTGAAAATTACGTCGAATGAGAACGGTCAGATACCGCAAGTGGCGCAGTTTGCGCAGCACGCTATGGCACCGTTTAACGATTCGCTGCTGATGTCGGCGCGTAATTTTTGTGCTGATACGAAGCTGTCGTTGAATAATCTGGGGCTGTCAAGCAACGCGCCGCAGTCGCCTGAATCGCTGGAGATTGTCGGCGATGACCTGCGAGAAGCGATCATTGAGTGGCAGAAAGAAATCGGTAATCAGCTTAAGCACTTCGCAATGACGTTATGGATGTACAAGAATAACGTGACGAAAATAGACGATAATTTACGGCAGAAGCTTGACGCTATTTTACCGGTATGGTTGCCAATTTATCGGTCCGATATTAGCAAATTTGGTGACGGACTAAATAAGGTGGCGCAGGTGGCGCCAGGTATCGTGATGCAACGGTCAGTATGGCGTAATGCAGGATTATCGAGTAATGAAATTGATCAAGTTATCACGAGTATCGTTGATAATTTACAGAACGATTCAAAAACTAAATAAATACTATGATTATGGCTTGTGATTTTGTAAAGTATGTATTATAATATAGATACGTATACTTTTGACGGAGGGAATAAAAGGGTGACATATTACACCAAAAACGACGCAGGCGAATTTACAGAAGTCAACACAGACGATATGTTTAAGGAACGCCACGAGCGCTGGGTCAAGAACGAATCAGCAAAGATTCGCGAAGACGTAGAAAAAGCAGTGCGTGACGAACTTACAAACACTATTACTGAGCGGGCTGAGAAAGACGCTAAGGAAAAATATCAACCTCAGATTGACGATTTGACGTCGAAGAACAAAGATTTAGAGACGACAATTCGACAGAAGACCATTGCCGCTGAGTATGGCTTCAAGCCTGGCACTGAGAAATATCTTGGTACTGGCACCGAGGAAGATATGCGCAAAGAAGCTGATAACTTGAAAGAGAAGTTTGGCGGCGGAGCAACCGCACCGAACCGACAGCAACCAGGTAAAGCTAGCGCAATTCAGACGCGTACAGGTGTAAAGGTTACGATCTAATTAACCTAACTATTATCCAAGGAGGGTAATATTATGGCAGTAACTGATCTGCACACACTTGATATTGCTGAGCCGCTTGATAAGATGTTTTCAACTGGCGGCACTTTCTCAGGAGCTGTATTGTCTTTAGTTCCTGAAACACCGACTATTAACATTGGCGAAAACAAACCGTTTGTGATGGAAGGTCGCGCTCGTGGTGCGCTTGTCCACGAAGGCGGTGCAAAGCCTGACAACGGACGTAAGGTAGTATCTAAGCCGTTCACGACAGCGAAGTTGGTCTATTCGCAGCGCGTCACTGAAGAGTTTATGCGCTGGACAGAAGCAAAACAGGCTGACTTTATTAGCCGCCTAGTTGACAACTGGCTAACAAAGTCGTTGGGGTTAGATTTGGATACTATCGTGCTACATGGTATGAATCCATCTACTGGCACAGTTGACACTGAGCTAACTACCTACATGACTAAAGCTGGCTCAAGCATTCTAGTTCCAACAACCGGTACTACTGCGGCAACTCTTGATACAGACTTTGCTACGGCTGTAACTGAGTTGGAGGAGCAGAACATCAACGGTGTGGCTATTTCAAGTGATGCATCCAAGCTACTCTCGACAGTTATTGAGGGTAACCAGAAGAAATATCCAGAGTTGGGTGTGTTCGGCTTGAGCGGTAATATGTTGGCTGGAAAACCTGCTGCAACATCACCAGAAGTTGCGCGTGACAAGAAAACTAAGCTGGTGCTTGGTGACTGGAGTCAATTGCTTCTCGGATTCGCTGGAGTAGCTGAATGGCGCGTTCACACTGCTGGTGACTTTGATAATACAGGCAAAGACTTGGCTGGACACAACCAAATTGGTATCCGCATGGAGCTGCCGTTTGGCTTCCAGATTTTGGACACTAAGGCGTTTGCTGTTGTAAAGGCGGCGTAATATGGGCAACGACAAGAGCAATATTGCGATCGGTCTGCCTAACCCGAAAGGCGCTCTATACTGGGCGCCTCTGGGTACAGCGCTACCAACTGACGCCACCGCACCACTCGCAAGCGATTTTGTGAATCTGGGTTATGTGACTGAAGATGGTTTGACCTCAACGACGGCAGAAGAGGGGGATGACATCAAAGCCTGGGGTCCTGAAACTGTCGCTCGTAACCAGACAAGCTACGGACGGAACTTTACGTTTAACCTGCTAGAGTCATCGCGTGTATCAGTCTTGCAGTTCCGCTATGGTAAGGGCAATGTCAAGATTGAAACTGATGGCGCAATCACCATTGATGACACTGGTGAAATCTTACCTCACGGTGTGTTTGTCTGCGAAACTATCGAGACTAATAGTGGCGGAGTCCGACGTCACCGTCAAATTCTAGGCGATGCACAGTTTACTGATCGCTCTGGTGACATGACATTTAACAACTCAGATGCTATCACTGTGCCAGTCTCCTTGACTGCGTATAAGTTTGCGGACGCCGCTGGTAAATTGGTGTATGTAAAGGAGTACTACTCTAAGAAATCCTAGAGATTAGGAAGAGTACACACAGAAAAACGACTTGCAAAATAGTCGTTTTTTTGTTATAATATATATCACGTAATTCTTATGGAGGGATAATATGGCGAGTGAGCCAAAAAAGACAATTGAACTTTGGGATGGATACACCGTTAATGTTAATATGCAGCTAATGGACGACTTCGATTTCATTAGTGACTTATCTGAAGCGCATCGAACTGGCAATATCTCTGAACTAGTGACTATGTATATGGCGTTGATTGGTGGCGATAAGGTTTATGATGACATTCGTGCTTATATCGAGAAAGAATATGGTTACTTCTCACAGAAAGCGCTACTAGAGATTACTGCGAAGGTGGATGAATGCTTCCCAAAAGCTGGCAATCGAGCGCAGCGGCGTTCGTGGAAGAATTTAGTCTAGTTGAAGCTGATTTTCAACAATATTATCATCTGAACTTATTAGAAGCTTGCCCGGATACCGACGGACGTCGAAGCGGTTTCTTGCGCTATGCTAGGCTATTTGAGAATTTGCCAGTAGAAAGCAGGATTTTCCGCAAGCTAGTGCCAGCAGCTAGCTGGACATGGCGCGACGAAACGTTGAGCCAAATATTACAAGAACTGAATATACTCACAACATTGACTTATAATATGAACAAGCGCAAAACTGCTAAGCCTGCTAAAGCTATGAAGAAGTTTGAGCCAGAGTATGTTGCTGAAATGCGCAAACAGCTTGATAAAGACCGTAAGAAACAGCAAGCGGAAGAGCAGGATGACTTAAAAGATTTATGGCAACATCTGAACCCGAACGCGCAATATCAGGACTAGCTGATCAGTTTATCAAGAGCCTTAGCAATTTCAGCGTCGGTGAAGTTGATCGTTGATTTTTTCTTAATAAATAAGCGCAAACTGCGAACGACATCAGGTGATTTGATGGCTTTTTTCATATTATCTTCGGTCAATGCATCAAATCGCTTCCAATACTTATCCAGATCACCTTTTAATACAGATTTCTTAGTAAGATTGACTAGGTGCTTAGCAGCAGTGCGGATTGTTGACAGATTTGTCAGGTCATATGCGAAGATACGCTGCGAGCGAATCGGCTTCTCAAAAATGACACGGTGCAATTCAATACAGCGACCATTTGTCAGAATGACCCAGTCAACGCCTTCGTTTGAGGCATAGTCAACCGCTTGTTTTAAGTGCCGTTCATTTAGATCGATAGAAGTTGCTTTGGCTTCAACAATAAAATGAATCTTCTTGTTTAATTGTACGACATAATCAACGTAGGTACCGCGGATCATATGTTCCGTCTTTATCTCGTCAATTAACGTGTATCCAAGCACGGTGCTGAGTAAACTATTGACCATCAATCGCGCTGTCGATTCATCAGCGTTGAGGTTTTCCTTTTTTGTTAAGTATTTTTTGCGATATTCGCGTAATGCTTTTTCGCAAGCTTTCTCTTGAAATTCTGTAGACATAATATCCTCTTTTATCTTAAAACTTGCATTTATTGTAACAATAGTATACTCAAAATGCAAAATAATATACTATGTGATATTATGTAGATATGTCAAATGTAGATTTTATTCTTGATAAATCTGGCGGCGCGGACATACTTCGCAACAACCCAGGTATAGCGCAAATCCAGATGCAGAATATGAATCGTATTCTGGATACAGTGAGAGCGCAATTTGTGGTGGAGTTTGGTTTTGAGGGCAACTTTGAGCTTATGACAGAGCCAACGGCATTTCGTCAACGAGTGATGATTAAGGCTGCTGACAAGCGAACTGCTGGCGCGTTGAAGACTAAGCCAGGTTGGCTGGGGTCTTTTGTCAAAAACCTTAGCATATGATATAATATAATCATTACAACGCCACGCTTGCGGCAAATGCGGATAAATAAAACTATTTATTCGCATTTTTATGGCAACTTCAATCGGTACAGCATGGATTCAGATAAAGCCCTCTCTCAAAGGGGTTTCTAACGACGTCAAGAAAGCACTTGGTGACGCTGGTGATGGTGTCAGCAATAACTTTGGCTCTAAATTTAAGAGCAGTTTTTTAGCGTCATCTAAAGCGGCTTTTGGTGAGGCGTTTTCAGAGTTTGGTAAACGGTCTGATGAAGCGTTCTCTAAATTTAAGTCACTAGCAGCTGGCGCGATGGTTGGACTGGGAGGTATTGCTACATATGCTGTTAAACAATTCGCTGAGTATGAGCAGCTTGTTGGTGGCGTGGAAACACTCTTCAAGAAGAATTCGGGTGAGGTAGTCCAATACGCCAAGAACGCATACAAAACAGCTCAGTTATCAGCTAATCAGTATATGGATACTGTTACGAGTTTTTCCGCGTCGCTATTACAGGGATTAAAGGGTGATACCGCTAAAGCCACGAAGATAGCAGACATGGCTATCACTGACATGGCTGACAATGCAAATAAAATGGGTACGTCGATGGAATCAATTCAGTACGCATATCAGGGATTTGCAAAGAACAACTATACTATGCTCGACAACTTGAAGCTTGGCTACGGCGGTACCGCAAGTGAGATGGCACGCCTCATCAATGATAGTGGTGTGATGGGCAAGACGTTTAAGGCGACAGCTAAAAACGTCAGCAGTATCCCGTTTGATAAGGTTATCGAGGCTATACATAATATTCAAACTAAGCTTGATATTACTGGCACTTCAGCTAAGGAAGCGTCATCGACAATTAGCGGTAGTTTTAATGCTGCTAAAGCTGCTTTTGATAATATGCTGACGTCACTGGCTGATCCAAACGGTAATTTTGAAGAGTCGTTTAATATATTCCTAGCCAGCGCAAAGCAATTCTTACAGAATTTGGCACCGGTCATAAAAAGCATGCTGAAGACTGTTTTTGAGGAGATTAAAAAGCAATCGCCAGAATTAGCTCAGGGATTAAAAGACGCTGTGGATACTATTCGCAAGCTATTTGACTTTGCTAAAAATAATCCAGAGCTAATCGCTAATATTGTAAAGTTGGCTGTTGGATTCAAGGCTTTGCAGATAGCTACAGGCGGTGCGCGTTCTGCGCTTGATACGCTAAAGCCGTGGGCAAAACTAGGTAAAGGTATTTTCACTGGCGTCATCGGCGGCGCTCAGACGTTGATAGGTAAATTCAAAGATCTGAAGGCTGCTAAAGGTTCAGTTGATGCTGTGACGAAAACAATGGAGGGCGCTGGCAGTGCGGTTGGCGCATCTGCTGACACGGTAGCTGGTGGTGTAGATAAGTTATCGTCTGCGGTAAAAAAATCGCCTAAGGAGTTCACTTTTGGTAAGAGTATGGCTAACTTCTTTAAGGAGATGGGGACTTTGGCTGGTGGAGCTGTGCAGGGTGCTTGGAAGCCAGTAACAGAATTCTTCAAGGGTGCAGGCGAGACTGTTGCTGGATTCTTTAAGGCTTTGGCATCACCGGATGTGCTGGTGGGTGTACTGTCATTCACTGCAGCCGCTGCCGGTGTGGCAGCCGCAATCCTGTTGATTGGCGGAGCTTTGGGTATCGTATCGCCAGGGCTGAGAGATTTTCTGAATATGGTAGTAATCCCGCTGGCAGCCTTTTTGGTGGGAACGTTTTTGGTCGTGCTGTCTGCGGTTACTACCACTATAATCAGGTTGACAAATGAAGCTGTTATCCCGCTTACAAATGCAGTAGCCGGCGGTCTGACCGACGTGTTCAATTCAATCGGCGGCGTAATTGAGAGTGCTGGTAATGCTATATCGCGGGTGGTGGATTCTATATCGAATGGAATATCTAAAATCATCAACTCTATCGCTAACTTGATCAGTTCTGTTGGTGGACAGGACTGGTATGGTACTGGCTACGGGATCACGCGCAACTTTACTGCTGGCTTGTTAGACGGCATGATTGACTTGCTTCAAGATTCGCTGAATAAAGTGATTAATAATATCATCAATATTCCTGGTATCGGCAACGCTCTAAAGGCGGTTGGCGTAAAGGCTAACCCAGTCAATTTATCCGGCTTTAAGCTGGGCAAGCGCGCTAAGGGTGGTCCAGTATTCGGTCCTGGCGGTCCAACTAGCGATTCAATTCCAATGTTGCTGTCAAACGGCGAGTATGTCATTAAGGCGTCATCTGCGCGCAAGATTGGCTACGACAAGCTGAATGACATAAACACGACTGGCAGCGCTGGCAATACGTTATATCAGACTATTAACATTAACGGCTATAATCGTGATCCAAAAGAGCTTGCTGACGAAATTAGTAAAATAATCGCCTTGCAAAAAGGGAGGGTGATGGGATGATAACTTTACGTGGTAAATTTAGCTTGGTGGCAGTAGTAAGAGATGATGGCGAGCGGCTTGATCTTACCGGTTCTGAAGTAAGGCTGAGTGCTGACAATAGCTTACTACAACGCCCAGATCTCGATACTTCAGACATAGACTACACCGATACCGATGGCGGCGAAATGATTCGTCAGCGACTGTCTACCTACAGTCAATCCATCAATGGACTGATCTTGCCTAAAGAGAGTGGCTTCTGGAAACTGTACAGTATGATTAGTAGCTTTTTTGCCGCCAATCATACATTTACCTTGGTTTATGGAAAACGAGATGGTCAGCTATTTGCTATTAAAGGGGCTTGGCGGAGTAGCAGCTTAGATTTGCCTGTGCCAGCAGATGAAGGCAATACGACATTTTCAACCGAATTCAAAGTGGGCAACTCAGTCTTGTTCGAATATTCCGAAGACAGTAGCGGTCATGAAGTGTATTCAAATAACGTAAAGCTGGGTCGTGTCTCAGCCGCAACTGGCGGTGAGGTTTGGGACAGCAAAGGGCAAGTATTTGATACAGTTGGCGAGGTCTGGGCTGGTGCAAGCGGTGGGCTAAGCAGTGTATTTGTTTCTTCGACCGTTAAGGTTTATCCCGTCTGGGTCTTGCGAGGTCCTGCCGTCAATCCATCAATTCAGAATAATACGACAGACACGTCGGCAATTTATCATGGCAGCATATCATCAACTCAGACGCTTGTTGTTGATTTTTCGACCGGTGAGGCGCGACTAAACGGTGCTATCGTTTCGAGGAATGTCATTGGTCAGCTATTAATCGCTCCGGGAAATAATTTAATTGGATTTGATGTGGAAAGTGGTGAAGCCACAACATCAGAGTTGGAGTGGAATAATGTCATTGGCTAATTCAGATAAAAAACACAAGCTATTGCTGTATGTTGGCGATACGCTAATTGGTGACTTCAATAAGTTTGCTCAAAATCGAGCGCTGAGCGAGGCGTTAAAAAGCGAGTCAGATTCAGCGATAGCTGATCAGTTTACTTTTAGCATCAGTTGGTCAAAATTCAAAAAACATGCAAAAATACGACTGGACGACAACCCAGAATCGTTGCTACGTGTCGGTAAAACTCACATGGTATTTTTGGTGGATGGGCTACCTCGCTTTTCTGGATTTTTGGCAACTAGACCAGCGCGCAGCGGATATGGATCTGATCAGCAGTTAGATCTAAAGTTTTTCGAACACTTTGCAAGGCTAAGCGGCGATTTGGTGTGTGACAAGAATAACACACAATCACCTCACCGAGTCTTTTCAAATACACCTGGACATATCTTTGTTCAAAGCTTGATTAGCGAGTTTATTACAAGAGCGAAAAATGCTGGCGAGAATATCAGATGGAAATTTGGTATTGTTAATGAGCTTAGGCTAAAAACTGTTGAATATAATGATTTTCAGACAGTTAGTAAGGCGCTGTGCGACGCGATGAATAATGAAACAGGAACCGGAAAATTTGACGTGGTTTTTCGTGTCAACCCAGACAATCATAACGAGCAGATTATTGATATTCTCAAGCCGCGTGGCAGCCGCAAAAATATCATCATAAGATATCCGAGCGATGGAGTCTATAAATTATGGGCGAGTGGTTATGCAGTCGAAGAGTCTGCTGATTATGCTAGTGATGTGCTGGTGGCTGGTAATGGACAGGTTGGTAATCCTGAAGCGGGTGAGGATACTGCTGAGCTTGCCAGTGCTAGCAATCACGCGGCTGTTCAAGACAACTGCTATTGGCGAGTTTATGAAACGCAATCAAACCTCAAATCTCAAGCGGCAGTTGCAGAGTATGCTCAAAAATCCTTAGCACAGCGCAGCTTTGATTCGTTGGTCCCGCAGATAAAGCTTGTGGGTCGCCCTATTGTCTGGGGTGATTCAGCTAACGAAAACAATGGGCTAGCACTCGGCGATGAGTTTAGATTTCAGGAAGAAAACGACGACGGCAGCGACTTCAGCGGTTGGATGCGGATAATTGCGATGGAGACGAGCTGGGATAATCAAGGTGTTGCTACTGTGACGCCACGCTTGCGGAGAGTTGATTGATGTTTAACGACAACACGACGCGTCGACTAATGTCAATCGAGAGTGAGCAGAGAGCTCAGAAAGTTGCTGCACCATTAAATTATGGACAGCTAACTCAGGGTAGTTTACCGACCGCTGTTTGGAGCGGTTTTATTAGTCAATACCTGGCGCCGGACAAAACAGCCGTGGCGGAGTGGGAAATCATTTTTCGTCGAACTGACGGAGTCAAAAAACCGCCTCTGGTGCAGCTGTCATACGATCATGATCAAAATCCTCATACATATCCAGGTGTGACAGGTAGAGATCCAAACGCCGATGAAGAATATGGTTGGTGGTTACAGGTTAAAGAGATTGGTGAAGATTATGTTAAATTCGCGATAAGTATAGATGCATCTGCGTGGTGGATTCCAGACCACGATGGCGCTAACTGTGATTTAACCGTGCAGGCGATATCGCCTGTCGCTGGGACTTTGTCGATGAGGAGAGTTCAATGAATCTTGAAAAGTGGTTAGATAAGCTGGAGCGCGAATCGAAGGCTCTTAAGCAAGGCTTTTATCAAGCAGCGACTAAAATTCCGCTATACTCTCGCAGCGCAAAAATAACAACTATACCAAATACGCTATCCGGTTATTGGAGCGTTCCTTCTAATGGCACTGAAAGGGTTTTAGTGACATTAACTACCAAAAAAAGAATTCCTACAATCGCCCAGTTAGAGCTGAAGGCTAGTTCAGGCTCGGTCTCTCGTGTAAGACGCACAAATTATGCTCATGGTGCTCAGTGGGTGATTTATCGATATGGGCTTGATCCGTGGCAGCCTACTACTTATGATGTCGTTGTTCATTCGATGCTTGATGGTGATTTAACGTTGAAAAATATAGGAGCATAAGTGGTATGAATGTAGAATCAAGGATTAGAGCACTTGAAAATGAAAATGCTGCCAGGAAAGTTATATACCCGGTCGCAGCTTCGTTGGTCGACTTTATTCTGCAGGTTTCACAGGTATTTCATGTTCGCGGTGGCGGGAATAGTATAATTGACGTGGTGATTAAATTTATTCCAGATATTAAGCCAAAAGACGGTCCTCTGTTTGTAGATTTATTTCCGCAGGTGTCAGCTAACGCTGATTTTTCAACACAATTTCCCAAAATGACTTTTTATCAGCTACCTCAAGCCGATGGCGAAGCGGCAGTGATGCTTGGAATTGTTGCGCCAGCTGTGGAGGTCGATTTCTATATTCGCGTCATTGCTACAGGCTCAACGCGAGGGAAATTTACCAAAGTATAAAATAATGATATAATAACCACAGATAAATAATCACGTCACGCTTACGGTAAACTGCGGTAATTCAATTAAGGGGAGAATTATGGCTTTTACCAATCCAGGAAAAATTGTTAGATTACGTTCTCGTCCGAACGGGCGGGGTAGTGTGTATGAAGCGAATATGTGGGCACAGCAGCATTCTGACGGGCTGTTTTCAGGACGTGGAGTTATTAGAAACACCGTTGCTGACATGAATGTGCTAGTAGGAGGAACAACTGATAACCCAGATGTCGTGCTAGGCAAATTACCGAGTGGCTTTTTGATTGCGCTTGATATCGTTGGACAGCAGGTTATTAGAATTACTGCGCCAAGCTCTAATAAACGCATTGCAAGTGTCGTGGCTTATTCTGACAACATCGCGCTAAACTCTACAGACACTAATACTACAGGCTCACCGTCATCATGTGGTTTGATCGTTGTTTATGGTTCTACCTCGGCGACACCGGCGGCACCAACTGAATCTCAGATTAGGCAGGCTGTGACGCAAGACGGCGCTACTGGCTCGCAGGCTGTTATTGCGGTCATTGCTAATATTACAACCGAATCTTCCACAACTACAATTACAGATGAAATGATTGCCATCAACCACGGCAAGTTTATGCCGCATAATATAGACTTTACGACAATGCCT